GAGGGTGTTAGATATGAAGAACCTAAACTTAAGATGATGGGTATAGAAGCAGTGAAGTCATCTACTCCTGCACCTTGTAGGAAGATGATTAAAGATGTTCTTAAACTTATGATGACTGGAACTGAAGATGATGTGATTAAATTTATTGATGATGCTAGAAAGGAATTCAAGTCTCTCCCTCCAGAGGAAATTGCTTTTCCTAGAACTGTATCAGATGTGCAAAAGTATAAAGCAGCATCTACCATATATGCTAAGGGAACTCCTATTCATGCAAGGGGTGCTCTTCTATTCAATCATTATATAAAGGAGAAGAAGTTAACTAATAAATATTCACTCATCCAGAATGGAGAGAAGATTAAGTTCTGTTATTTAAAGAAACCTAATATTATACATGAGAATATTATTTCTTTCATTCAGGATTTTCCTAGAGAACTTGGACTTGACAAGTATGTCGATTATGACCTACAATTTGACAAGTCATTCTTAGAACCACTTAAGATTATTCTTGATGCTATTGGATGGAACGTAGAGAAAACTGTTAATTTGGATTTATTCTTTGGTTGATATGGATTTTTTAAAAGATATTGTAAAGGAGATTGGTAATGAGTACACCCAACTCGCATCAGATATTGACGAGACTGAAGGATTTGTGGACACAGGTTCTTACATTTTTAATGGACTCGTTTCAGGTAGTATATTTGGTGGTGTATCTGGGAACAAGATTACTGCGATTGCTGGTGAGTCGAGCACTGGAAAAACTTTTTTCTCCCTCGCTGTGGTTAAGAACTTCCTTGATTCTAACCCTGATGGTTATGTACTTTACTTTGATACTGAGGCAGCAGTCAATAAGTCCCTCCTAAAATCGAGGGGTATAGATCTAAATAGAGTAGTAGTAATAAATGTAGTTACTATTGAGGAGTTCAGGTCTAAAGCACTTAAAGCAATAGACATTTATCTTAAAAAGAACACAGAAGAGCGTAAGCCTTGCATGTTTGTGTTAGACTCCCTTGGAATGCTTTCTACTGAAAAAGAAATCACTGATGCTTTGAATGATAAGCAAGTTCGTGATATGACCAAATCACAGTTGGTCAAAGGAGCATTCAGAATGTTAACACTTAAACTTGGCCAAGCTAATGTCCCACTCATTGTCACAAATCATACGTATGATGTCATTGGAGCTTACGTCCCAACTAAAGAAATGGGAGGGGGTTCGGGACTCAAGTACGCAGCGAGTACAATCATTTATCTCAGCAAGAAGAAAGAGAAAGATGGAAAAGAAGTCATCGGAAACATTATCAAAGCAAAGACTCACAAATCACGTTTAAGTAAGGAGAATAAAACAGTTGAGATACGTCTTTACTATGATGATCGTGGTCTTGATAGGTATTATGGTCTTCTGGAACTTGGTGAGATTGGAGGACTCTGGAAGAATGTCGCAGGAAGATATGAAATTGGTGGCAAAAAGTTATATGCAAAGCAGATACTTGCAGAGCCAGAAACTTATTTTACTAGTGAGGTAATGCAAGCTCTTGATGAGATAGCACAAAAGGAATTTAGTTATGGAGAAAATTGAGTTTCTAATTCTTAGAAACTTAATATACAATGAGGAGTATGCTAGAAAAGTAATTCCTTTTATTAAGGATGAATACTTTGAAGACCAGAAACAAAATATTATCTTCCAAGAAATTTCTAGCTTTATTCAACAGTATAATAAGTTAGCAACTAAAGAGATACTCTCTATTGAGGTAGAGAAACGTAGTGATATTAATGATACTCTCTTTGCTGAGATAGTTGATATCATTTCTTCTTTTGAAGATGAAGTTGGTGAGTTGGATTGGTTAATAGATTCTACTGAGAAGTGGTGTCGTGATCGTGCTATATATTTGGCACTGATGGAATCAATTCAGTTAGCAGATGGAAAAGATGAATCCAAAGGAAGGGATGCTATTCCTAGTATTCTCTCTGATGCTCTTTCTGTTTCTTTTGATAATCATGTAGGACACGACTATCTACAGGACTATGAAGAAAGGTTTGAAACATACCATAGGAAGGAAGACCGTATCCCATTTGATCTTGAATACTTCAATAAAATTACGAAAGGAGGTCTTCCGAATAAAACTCTCAACATTGCTCTTGCTGGCACAGGGGTTGGAAAGAGTTTATTTATGTGCCATGTGGCTAGCAGTGTCCTCCTCCAAGGGAAGAACGTCCTCTACATCACTCTCGAGATGGCAGAGGAAAAGATTGCGGAGAGGATTGATGCTAACTTACTTAATGTCAATATACAGGACATAACAGATTTACCTAAACCTATTTTTGATACTAAGGTAGAGAGTCTTGCTAAGAAAACTCAAGGAACATTAATTATAAAAGAATACCCTACTGCATCTGCTCATTGTGGACATTTTAAATCACTCTTAAATGAGTTAGCATTGAAGAAATCATTTAGACCTGATATAATATTTGTAGATTACTTAAACATATGTGCATCTTCAAGATACAGAGCAAATGCTAATGTCAATTCGTATTCCTATATTAAGGCGATTGCGGAGGAACTTAGAGGGTTGGCTGTCGAAGCTAACTTACCAATTGTTAGTGCTACTCAAACTACTCGTTCTGGTTATGGGAGTAGTGATGTTGAGCTTACTGACACGTCAGAGTCCTTCGGACTTCCTGCTACTGCTGACCTTATGTTCGCTCTCATATCTACTGAGGAGTTGGAAGGACTAAATCAGATATTAGTTAAGCAATTAAAGAATAGATATAATGATCCTACAGTAAGGAAAAGATTTGTAGTTGGTATTGATAGAGCAAAGATGAGATTGTATGATTGTGAGCAGAATGCACAGGAAGATATAGTTGACAATAAAGATGTGCAGGAGTATAATGCCAAGGAAGAAAAATTAAAAAAATCCTTTGACGGATTTAAATTCTAAATAATGAAGAAAATGTTAAAAACATGACACTTGCTTATTACACTCAAGAATTAAGAGATACTGCTAATGCATTGGCAACTCCTGGTAAAGGTATTTTAGCTGTAGATGAATCAACTCCTACATGTGGTAAAAGACTTGCTGGTATTGGAGTAGAAAATACAGAAGAGAATAGACAGGCATATAGAGGAATGCTTTTCACCACTCCTGGTCTAGGAGCATTTATTGGTGGTGCTATATTGTTTGAAGAAACTCTCTATCAGAATCATGCTGATGGTGAGACAATGGTAGAGAAGTTAAACAAGGCAGGTATTATACCAGGTATTAAGGTTGATAAAGGTCTTAAGCAACTTGCTGGTGGATTAGGACATGAGACATATTGCTCAGGTTTAGATGGATTGACTGCAAGAGCATCTGATTATTATGAAGCAGGTGCAAGGTTTGCTAAGTGGAGAGCAGTATTACAAATTACAGAAGATGGTCCTTCTGATATTGCAATCAAAGAGAATGCATGGGGACTTGCTAGATATGCTAGATGTGTTCAAGAAGCAGGTCTAGTTCCTATCATTGAACCTGAAATTCTAATGGATGGTGATCATGATATACTTACCACTGCTAGAGTACAAGAGAGAGTAATTAAAGAAGTATACTATGCTTGTCAGCAAACTGGTGTTCTATTAGAAGGAACTTTATTGAAACCTTCTATGACAGTTCAAGGAGCACAAGCAGAACTTGATCAAGAATGTGGACCTAAGGAAGTAGCACAATTAACTGTACGTACTATGTTACGTTCTGTTCCTGCTGCTGTACCTGGTATTGTATTCTTATCAGGTGGACTTAGTGAGGAGGCAGCATCTGCTTACCTTAATGAGATGAATAACATCACTACTACACCTTGGACTTTATCATTCTCATATGGTAGAGCATTACAACACTCTTGCTTAAAAGAGTGGGGTGGTAGTAATATAGAAGCAGGACAGAAAGCTTTGTATGCTAGAGCACAAGCAAACTCAGAAGCTTCTAAGGGAATCTATGTTACTGGTTCTCAACCATCACACGATGAAAAACTTTATGTTGCGGGGTACACTTACTAATGACTGTTGATACTGAAAAATACCTTGACTTTGTTGAGGGTGTTACTAGTGATGAGAGTCTTCACTATGCAGCATTAATTTCTAGAACTAATAATTTAGAACTGGAGGACGAATGTAACGTCCCCCAGTTACTAACTGCAGCACTTGGATTGACTGCTGAATCTGGTGAGTTCACTGAGATAGTTAAGAAGATTATCTTACAAGGTAAACCATATAATGAAGATAATGTCTTTCATATGAAGAGAGAACTAGGAGACATCTGCTGGTACATCGCTCAAGCATGTATGGCACTTGATACTTCCTTTGATGAAATCATTGAGATGAGTTAAAGAAGAGATATCCTGGTGGTGAGTTTGATGTGAGTAAGTCAGAGCACAGAGCAGAGGGTGATATCTAAATAATTAGAAAAAGATATGACTACTAAAGGTCCTACTTTAAAACCTACTTCTTTTGGTCTTTCTGGAAATTATAGAAGTATAAAGCAATATAAAAAAGCGATTAATGATTCTATTGATAAAAGAATTAATGAATTTAATGCTGTTCATCATCAATATGCTCCATATTTAAAATTTTTAGTAAATGATGTAGGTGGTTCTAAATCCTTTCCTGAAGTTAAGGATCTGTTTAAAACATTAAAAGCAACTCCAGCTCCAGATAGTAAAGATTCTATTGCAGAAATTAAAAAATATTTTGGAGAAGTGGTGGGACCAATTTCTATTGTTGAAGATAAAGATATTAGCTCTAGAACTAAATTTGATGAAAATTCTTCAGTAGGAGTACCTTCTAGTGTTAGTCAAAGTGGTTATGATTTTGAAATTGGTGGGACAGAGGTAACTGTTAAAATGCCTAAAGGAAAAACAAATACTTTAAAACCAGGTGATATAGTTAGAAATAATGATCTTAAGGTGAGAAAAAGGTTTTGGGATTTGGTTAAGGGTGATAATAAAATGAAATTTATATATGAATTATTTGAATTGCTTGAGGAAACACCTATAAAAGAAGGTGCTTATAAAGCAATTTATGGAACCACTGGACAAGATGGTATATTAAAGGAATTGGTTGGAAAAAAACCAGAACAGGACGCTGTTTTAATTCCTGGAAATGGTGTTCCTATTCCAGAATCTATTATGATGATGTATAATAATGCATTAGAGAAGCAAATAGAACTTTGGTCAAAAACTAAGGAAGATGATATGATAAAATTTACTAATCTTTATTATAGGACTAAAAAATTATTTGCTTTTAGTTATGATATAAAAACTAATACTGGTAGGGGAGTTCCTGCATTTAAGGATGCTGTTAAGGGTGCTTATATAATGGGTAAGTATAGAGCAGGTCCTTTTGGTGCTGATGCTCAAGGTAATAAAACAGATAAACCTACCAAAGTTCAACCAGAAAAATTAGGAATTCAAATGTCGTTTTAATTATGATTGATCTTAGAGTTGGTGACTGTATAGAGTTAGCAGAAGATCTTGAAGAAGATTCTATTGACTGTACTGTAACTTCACCACCATATAATAAGAAGAAGATTG